GAGTGAGCCCTTGCCGTCCCACTCTTTGGCGTCGTCCTTCCAGTACCAGTGGTGCTGGCAGTAGAGCGATGATAGGTAGCCGAGGTCCTTCGGTGTGCCGGGATAGATGACGTTCTGGCACAGCATGGTGTCCCAGTATAGGTCGGGGGTGACACCGAAGTAGCGCTGGATATATTGGGTGTCGTAGACGAAGTTCTGCCCCACTATACGGATGTTCGGATGGGTCAGGACAAGACGCAGAAGCCATATCAACTCAGCTTCCTCGAAGTACGGCCAGTAGGTGCCGAGGCGGCCGGTGCCGTCGTCGGTCTTGTGGACGAACGGGATCGAGATGGCTGAGTATGATGTGGCCGCGAGCCCGATGCAGGTGATGAGACCTTTCGAGGTCTCTATGTCGACGGCGAGCGTCAGGGGCGACGCGACGGCTTGATCGAGCCAGCCCTTCAGGGTTCGTTCGGCGGTGGCGAACGATGGAGGGGCCGCGACGGTGTAGCCTCCAGAGCGTCGCCAATTACCGTTCAGTGCGAGGGGGATGCGGGTCTTCAGGTCGTGGATCGTCACGTCGCGCAAGTACCATGCCCGCAGGATCGCGGCGGGGTGGATGATCGGCAGCAGCGGTGTTTCGGGGACGGTGCCGAACTCCGGCCGTGCGGCTGTGTAAAGCATCGAGCCGCGCCAGTTCATAATTCCAGTTGGCCCCCACGTTGCAAGTTCCGGCGGAACTGCACGAAAGTTTGACTCTCGAATAACCTCAGCTCCCGTGCAATCACTGAGGCTCCAGAGAGCATAATTTCCTGCAACGATAATAAGTCTACGGGGGAAGGCACTGAGTTGACGGTAGAGCCGAGCACACTCAGAACGTGCCAGTTCTGAAGGTGCAAGGCCTCCAATGCGCTGCGGAGACGTAACCTTGGGGTTGAAGAACCGCCACGTTTCGTTCCCTTGCGGCTGCGATGCGATGACGTTCGTGCAGAGGATTTGGGCACGACTAACTCCTGCGGCTGCTAGAATGCGATCCATCTCGAGGCCGGACTCGCCGACCAGAGGCTGTTTGCGGCGGTTCTCCTCAGCGCCCCACGACTCGGCGACGAGGACGATCGCGGCGTCGCGGGGACCGGAAGTGCCGTACCATAGGTCAAGCGGCTGTGCCGGTGGTGCCGGAGCCGTGGACGTTTGAAGTAGCGGTGTTGTAGAAGTCATTGTCAATCTCTATTCCGAGACCAGTTCTCTTTAGGGCTTTTGCGGCTACAAGGGCGGAACCTGAGCCGCAGCAGGGGTCCAGTATGCTGTCGCCCGGCAACGTGGCGCATTCGATCAGCTTGGCCATGAGTTCGACGGGCTTCTCGGCCGCGTGCGTGCGGTCGGTGCGGCCGACGCGCCGCACGGTGAAGACGTCGATCGGCGAGGCATTCAGGCCGCGCTGACCTTTGGTGGCGAAGAAGATGAATTCGGTTGTGATGCGCGGCCCCTGGGCTCCCCACGGTGCTAGACCTTCGCTCTCGGACTTCTGCCAAATGAGTGGCCGTCTGAACGGGACCCAACCCATGTTCGCTGCTGTCCGTTTGAGCCAGTCGAAGATGTCGATGTCGCAGAAGACGAAGATGTTGGCTCGGGACTTGGTGATCCGAAATCCCTCAGTAAGAATGCAGCGAGCAAGGGACCGAGCGGCCTCAGGAGTGTCTTCGTAATTGTGGTGGAGTACAGTGCGAGATCTGAAGCCGGCTGCACTCGCGTCAATACCATAGGGTGGATCAGCGATGATGAGATCATAAGATTGTGCCGCAAGAACTGGCAGGATAACATTGAGGTCTCCCTGACGGATCTCGACCAACGGCTTCGACGGCATCTCCGCCAAGCGGCGCTTCACGAGGGCACTGATAGCACGTTCCTCCTCGCGTTTATAGATCAGCGATAGCGCCTCGGTGGCGTTGCGGGCTTGAGCGATCTTCGGGTTGTGTAAGTGGCGGGCGATGATCTGCGCTTCGCGGACACGCGCCGCCCCGGCACTGCCTGAGGGGCCGGTCTCGACCTTGGCGACCCCCTGGGTCTCGAGTTCCTTCCCCGTGTCGCGTAGTGTTTGTTTGGGGTTCGCTTTCAGTCGGGCCTCGTGGAGGTCGGACAGCGCGCGGGCGCGGTCTTGCCAGTTCAGGTCCGCTCGGAAGATGTTCTCGTCCAGCTCGGCTTCGAACCGACCTAGCTCGTCTAGGTAGTCCGACAGCGGAGTGATCGGGACCATGCCCGGCGGCACGATGGCATCGCCGCAGTGGAACGAAGGCGGCGGTGTCATGGCATTCAGGCGCTGGATCGCAGCGAAGCGACGGCCACCGGCCGTGAGGACCCAACGCTCGCCGTCGGGCCAACAGACCGGGGGATGGAGGAGACCTCGGCCCAGGATAGATTCGGCGAGTTCGTTCAGAGCAGTGGTGTCGCCAAGGTCCGTGCGCTGGCGCTTGCGGACTTCGATGGTCGTGATGGGAACGAGTTTCATGGGGTTCTCCTGACGTGCGAAGTGGGCCACAGGACGGGGGTTGTGAAGTCCGCCCTGTGGCCCGTCGGGACGTTACGCGGTCCGGCACTCTCCGAAGGTTCTGGCCGCGTAAGTCTCCCGATCACCGGATGGGGGCGACGCGCGTGACTTCGGCAACCTTGAACGCGGTGCCGTCCTTCCGTTTGCCCTCGCGGTGTTCGACGCGGCCCATGAAGGGACCGGCACCACGAAGGTTGCCCAGAGCCCAAGGGCCGGGGACGTTCTGGCCGACCGCGTGCCTGAGTTGCCCCAGGTCTATGTTGCGGTTCTTGCCGAACGCCAGAGCGCCGTTCTCGAAGTCCAACGTGACGTTCTTGAACACGACGATCTTGTCCATGCCCAACTGGGTCTTCAGGTTCTCGTCCTGAATGATGCAGGGGCACCCGAACTTCGTCATCGAGCCAGGCTGACCGGCGTTGGGGCCGCGCTTGTACTCAAAGTCAAAGGTTTCCAGGGCGTCGCGAGTGAAGTCGTCGATCACCATCTGGTACTCGCCAGGCGGCACCAACGTCCGCTCAGTCTCGAGCGGCTGATCCATCGTCTGGTTCATGAACAGGTCGGGGTCGAAGGTCGAAGTAGTCATCGCTTAGGTCCTCACTGTGGTCGCCGTGGGGGGAGACATTGGCGCTGCGGACGGCTGTACTGTCGCTTTGACAGCCGACGCAGTGGTCGCGAGACCCGAAGCAGGCGACAATGATGCTCCGGCCAACTGGATACGACGCCGGTAGGCGTCGATGATGGGCTTAAAGTCCGCGGGCATTGAGGCGGAGATCGGAAGGGCACGGTTCTTCAGGTCCTGGGTTGAGTCGAGGGTGGACCATGTGAAGGAGGGGTTGCCCTTGGCGTCGACCGATCGGTGGCACTTGATGACTTCGGAGAAGAACGTGGGGATCTTCGGGGCGAGCTTCGCGCCGATTGTCGAGACCATGATTTTCTTAGCCCCGGTCATCTCGTCCATCTCCTTCTCAACGTGGGCCGTGAGGTTGAAGAAGCACCTACGGTCGGTGTTGATCTTCAAGAGCATGTTGTGGATGAAGTTCTGGGCTATGCCCCACTCGCCGGGATTGGCCGTCGGCTTGTAGCCCACGGTCGCACCGAAGCCGATGTGAGACCAACCGGTTAGGCCGTCCATGTTGAGTGAGCAGGTGTCGCCCCATGTGGTGAAGTCACCATAGTCCTGGCCGGTCCGATCGTCGTGGAAGTTGCGGAAAGCGTTCAGGAGTTTCATGGCGGCGGCACGGAAGCCGGCCTTGCCCATATCGCGCTGATCGGCCAGTTGTTTTTGGTCCATCGTATTGATCTTCACGATCATGTCTTCGAGTGCCCCCCATCCGGCGCTGGTCGGTGGGCAGTAGGACCAGTGAAGGTGGTCGATGGGGGCCTTCAGGCGCTCGGCGGCGTCGATCAGCGATGAGACGCCGTCGGGCTCGGTTACGATGACGAATACCTCGAGACCGTACAGAAGCTGCGTCGGGATGGCGGACGTTTTGCCGCTTCCAGCGGGGCCGCAAAGAAGGGCGGCGGGGGGTTGGATAATCATTTCAGGAAGTCCTCGAGGCTGTGGGGTTTGACGCTCTTAAAGGCGGCCGGGGCGGTCGTGATGGCGGCCACGGTGGGGGCCGGATAGTGGTCGGGCAGCCCCGTGAGGGGTCGCGACAGCATGAGGTCGATGTTCTCGTGGAAGATGTCCTTCAGCTTCCACGCCACCGCTGGATGGGCTCGGTGGCCGGACGTGGGAATGATCCACATCACGAGGTCGGGACGGCCGGGCACTTCCATAGGGACCGCTATGTCGAACGACGGCGACCCGGCGACGTTGTGAAGGATGAGATGAATGTCGTCGCTGTCCATGTCACAGTGCTCGCGAGGTTGCAGGATCGGATGGGGCGGGGTTTCGGTCAAGGGGACTCCAGCGCCGCACTTCGAACTGGCTCAACCAACCTTCTGGATTAGATGATGTGCAGGCGTCGAGGAAGACGCAGGTGCCGTAGGCGGTGCAGGACTCGGCGAAGTTGTAATCCCAGTAGCCTTCGTCGTAGCAGCGGCGGATGCGCCACATGGTGCGTCTCAGTTGAGCGTACCAGCGTTCGAGCAGCCCCGTAGGGTAGTCCTGCACAGATTCGGCGTGGACGATCTGGGTCTTCTGGATTGCGATGCCACGGATTACGACTTCGCGGACCGGAATACCGCACTGCAAGCACGCCCATTTGTAACCCATGAACTGGTTGCGAAGTTGCCACTGACGAGCCCAATTCACACCGATCGAAGACCCCGTGGTCTTCTCGTCCCGCACACACGGATAGCCGCCGCGTTGGCCGAGCATGTCGAACTTGCCGCAGTAAACGAACGGTCCCCCGTTCGGATGCTCGGGGAAGCAGCGAAGGTCGATCTCAGGACCCGTGGGTTCGAGCGGGATAGCGAAGGTGTACTCGAACGTCGGCGTCCCGTCCGCAGCAAAGTAGGGCTGGACGGAATCGGTCTGCGGTGGGTACTCGGCAAAGTACGACTCAACTGCGTCCCACACGCGGTCGCGGGTCTTCGCCGTCACTTTCCATTCTGGGATCTCGAACCCGCCCCACGCAGTCAAGAACGCGGCGTTGGCACGCATCAGGGCGTCGTGGAACGGCAGGTTGTGGAGCCAGATGCCCCGGTACACCGCTTCCAGTCCGGTCGCGAAGCAGCCGCCTGCGTGAAGGTCGATCGACAGCCCCGGCGGGCGCAGGCCACGACAGAACTCGAGGAAGAACTTCTGATCGCACGCCCGCAGGCAGGAGATCATCGTCGAGTCGACGTTGACTGGAAGGACCGCCGGCGTCGGCGGGGTGCGGTCTATGTAGACTACGTTGGTCGGCGGATCGAAGGACTGAGCATGAGTGGCAGCTATCTCAGCATTCGAGGTCATCGAGGGTCTCCTTATGAGAGGAAGTCTTTCAGTGAAGTGACTTTGGGGCCGATCGAGGTGCGCTTGGCTACCTTCGGCGGCCCGGCGGTGCGGCGTCGGAGCATACCGGTTACGAGACTGAGTTCCTGCAACAGCGGCAAGGGGACGTTGGGGTCCTCGTGCTTCTGCGGGAACGAGTTGATTTGCGACAGAATGTCGCGCATCCGCTGGTCCAGCTCAGCCGGTTGTTTGTCTTGTAGTCCAAACAGTGACGGGTCGACGTTAGGCATTATGACAACCTCAACTCTTCGAGGGACGGGACTGTGGGAATCTCGGGGGCTCCAGCCTGTTCAGCGAGCCATCGCGTCAGAAGGGCGGAGATGAGCTTGTTCCGGGCACCGTAGATCGGTTTGCCGGTGATGCGGTCCATCAGGG